GTTAAAGTCAGCCAAGTCCTCAATGGATCCCCGGTATTGGAACGCGCAGTACATGCAGCAGCCGACCAGCGATACTGCGGCGATCATCAACAGGAAGCAGTGGCGTGTGTGGGAGAGCGACAATCCACCCCCTTGCGAATACATCATCCAGTCGTGGGATACGGCGCACGAGACCAAGAGCACATCTGACTACAGCGCTTGCACGACGTGGGGCGTTTGGTACAACGAGGAAGAGAATGACAAGCCCCAGCTCATCTTGCTGGATGCTTTCAAAGACAGGATGCCGTTCCCTGAACTCAAGCAGATTGCGTTCAAGCACTGGAAAGAGTGGAACCCCGATGCGTGCATTGTGGAGAAGAAAGCCGCTGGTGGGCCGTTGATTCAAGAGTTGCGCAACATGGGCATCCCCGTACAAGAATTTACACCCAGCCGTGGAAACGATAAGATGGTGCGTGTCAACGCTGTCGCCGACCTGTTCGCGTCTGGTATGGTGTGGGCTCCTGAAACTCGCTGGGCGCGTGAGGTGATTGAAGAAATTGCGGCTTTCCCAGTGGGCGAACACGATGACTTTGTGGACACGACAACGCAGGCTCTCCTGCGCTTCAGACAAGGCGGCTTTATCCAGTTGGATACAGATGAGCGCGATGATCCCATTAACTTCCGCAGACGTGCGGCGTACTATTGATTCTAAGGAAACACGATGGCAACCAATGTAGACAAAGCCCTGTATCAGAACCCACAAGGGATCGGAGACTTAGCGCAAGACGAAGAACCGATTGAGATCGAGGTTGTCAACCCCGATGAAGTCAACATCCACGCTGATGGGCTGGACATCCACATGGAGCCCGGTGAGGAAGACGACACGTTCAACGAGAACTTGGCCGAGGAGATGGACGATAGTGCCTTGGCTTTGATGGCAGGTGACTTGGCCGAAGACATCGACATGGACAAGAACTCCCGCAAGGACTGGGAGAAAGCCTATACAGAAGGTCTGAAACTTCTGGGCTTGCAGTACGAGGAGCGCACGGAGCCTTGGAACGGCGCGTCTGGCGTGTTCCATCCGATGATTACCGAGGCCGTGGTGCGCTTCCAGTCTGAGACGATCACGGAGGTGTTCCCCGCGCAAGGGCCTGTGCGTACAAAAATTCTGGGTGAGGAGACACCTGAGAAACAAGAAGCAGCGTTCCGTGTTGAGCAGGACATGAACTACGAGCTGACAGAAGTGATGCAGGAGTTCCGCCCTGAGCACGAGCGCATGTTGTGGAGCTTGCCTGCCACTGGTTCAGCGTTCAAGAAAGTTTATTACGACCCCGGCCTTGGCCGTCAGGTGTCGATGTTCATACCAGCAGAAGACATCATCCTGCCCTACGGCACGACCGACTTGGACAGTTGCTACCGCTTGACGCACGTCATGCGCAAAACAAAGAACGAGATCATCAAGCTCCAGCAAGTTGGCTTCTACCGCGACGTTGACCTGCCCGACCCTCCCAAGATGACGGATGAGATCAAGAAGGCCAAGGACAAAGAGACCGGGTTCAGTGATCTGAATGACGATCGTTACGTGCTCATGGAGTGCCACGTTGACTTGGACTTGAAGGGTTACGAGGACAAAGACGGTTCGGGCGAGCCCACTGGCATTGCATTGCCATACGTAGTTACCCTGATAAAAGGAACAAACACAGTACTGTCCATACGCAGGAACTGGAAAGAAGACGATGACCTCAGACTCAAACGACAACACTTCGTTCATTACCAATATATCCCGGGTTTTGGGGCTTACGGCTTTGGCCTTTTCCACCTCATCGGAGGCTTTGCCAAATCAGCAACAAGCCTCATGCGCCAGCTCGTCGATGCGGGAACGCTGTCAAACTTGCCCGGTGGACTCAAATCTCGTGGACTTCGCATCAAGGGGGATGACACGCCAATCGCCCCCGGTGAGTGGAGGGACGTCGATGTAGGCTCTGGTGCGCTGCGCGACGCCATCCTGCCCCTGCCATATAAGGAGCCATCGCTAGTTCTATCTGGTTTATTGGACAAAATCGTTGAAGAAGGCCGTCGCTTTGCCGCAACAGCGGATATGAACATCAGCGACATGTCCAGTCAAGCGCCCGTGGGCACAACGCTGGCATTACTCGAGCGCCAGCTTAAAGTCATGAGCGCCGTGCAAGCGCGTCTGCACTACACGTTCAAGCAAGAGTTGAAGCTGTTGGCCGCGATCATCCGCGACTACACAGACCCGGACTATGACTACGAGCCCGGCGATCACATGCAAAAAGCCAAGGCTGAAGACTACCACCACGTAGACATCATCCCTGTGAGCGACCCCAACGCAGCAACCATGAGCCAGCGCGTTGTGCAGTACCAAGCCGTGATCCAGATGGCGCAGATGGCTCCGGAGATTTATGACTTGCCGCAGTTGCACCGCCGCATGTTGGAGGTGCTGGGTATCAAGAATGCCGACAAGCTCGTGCCCCTGCCTGACGACCAGAAACCGAAAGACCCCGTGTCTGAGAACGTGTCTGCGCTCAAGGGCGAGCCACTCAAAGCGTTCTTCTACCAAGACCACCAGTCACACATTCAGGTGCACATGGCAGCAATGCAAGACCCCATCGTCATGCAGTTGATTGGTCAGAATCCGAAAGCGCCAATGATCCAAGCCGCGATGATGGCGCATATTGCCGAGCACGTTGGTTTTGCATATCGACAAAAGATTGAGCAGCAGTTGGGTATGCCCCTGCCGCAAGATGACAAACCCATGTCGCCACAAGTCGAGATGGCGCTCTCGGGCATGATGGCCCAAGCAGCCCAGCAAGTTCTTCAGCAAAGCCAACAACAAGCGGCGCAACAACAAGCTCAACAGCAAGCCCAAGACCCCGTGCTTCAGATGCAGCAGCAAGAGTTGCAACTGCGCCAACAAGAACTCCAGATCAAACAACAGGAAGTTCAAGGCAAGCTGGCCATCGAGAACAAGCGCGTGCAGATCGACGCAATGGCCAAGGCTGGTCAGTTGAAACAGCAAAAGAAAAACACGCAGATCGACGCAATGGCAAAAGCGGGCGAACTCAAAAACAAACGGCAACAACTGGGTGCTCAGTTCGTTACTCAAGCCGCACAGCACAAGCATGACGCTACTCAGAAACACAAAGACATCGGCTCGCAGATGGTGATGCAAGCCGCGCAGAATCAGCAACAACCACAGGAGCCCACTGAGTGATAGATCAATTCGCACGCGTATTGCGCGACCAAATACGCACCGACATGAACAACTACACAGACGATATGGCGAATGGCGTTTGCCAATCGTTCGATCAGTATCAAAAACTTTGCGGGGTCATTCAGGGTCTGGCCATTGCAGAGCGTTATGTCATCGACCTTGCCAAGAAAGTAGAGAACGCAGATGAGTGAACTCGTTTTAGAACCGGGGCAGTACGCCCTTCCCGAAGCAATTCAGCCTGTTGATGCGCCAGCACCAGAAGCCACGGCTGAAGAAAAAGGCACGATGCTCCCAGTCCCCACAGGCTGGCGAATCTTGTGCGCTGTACCTCCTGTGTCTGAAAAGATTGCAGGAACAGAGCTTGACCTTGTGCGCGATACCGCGACCATGCGTCAGGAAGAAAGTGCGACAACAGTGCTCTTCGTCATGAAGCTCGGCCCTGATGCGTACAAAGACCAAGCCAAGTTCCCCACAGGAGCATGGTGCAAGGAAGGCGACTTCGTTCTGGTTCGTACCTATTCTGGTACGCGTTTCAAAATCTTTGGCAAAGAATTCCGCCTCATCAATGATGACCAAGTGGATGCAGTTGTCGATGATCCTCGCGGTTTAACCCGCGCATAAGGAGCACACATGGCAGAGTACAAATTTCCTGATGAGCAGGAAGAAAAAGAAGTTGTTGTAACGCAACAAGAAGAAGGTGATGTTGAAATCGAAGTTGTTGACGATACGCCCGAGAAAGACCGGGGCCGTCGTCCGTTGGACAGAGAAGTTACTGATCCCACCGATGATGAGATCGAGACTTACACCAAGGGAGCCCAAGAGCGAATCAAGGAGTTGACACACGCCCGCCATGACGAGCGCCGTGCCAAAGAAGCCTTGGCCCGTGAGAAACAAGAACTTGAACGTCTCGCCCATCAAATGTTGGAAGAGAACAAAAAGTTAAAACAATATGTTTCAACTGGCACTGAGCAGTACACACAGATGGCCAAGACCGCCGCTGATGCAGAATTGGAAAAGGCTCGTCGGGATTACAAGGCAGCGCAAGAAGCCTTTGACACTGACGCAATTCTGGCCGCGCAAGAGGCGCTGCTTGAAGCCAAAATGAAAGTGGAGCAGACAAAGAATTTTCGTCCACCCGCTTTACAGACCGAAGAACCTGTGGTACAACCGCGTCAACAACAGACACAATCTGTTCAACCGGACGAAAAAACCTTGCGCTGGCAAGCTCAAAACCAGTGGTTCGGATCAGATGGGTTTGAAGAAGTAACCAGCTTTGCACTAGGGCTGCATCAAAAACTAGTCAACTCGGGGGTTGATCCCCGCAGCGATGCTTATTTCGAGCAAATTAACGCTCGCGTTAAGTCCAAGTTCCCCGAAGTTTTCGGTGGCACTGAGGATAGGTCACAACAATCTAGTGCTCCTAAAAAACCTGCGGCAGTGGCAGCCCCGGCGACACGTTCGTCTGGAGCAAAGAAAGTCCAATTAACTACCACGCAAATGGCGTTGGCAAAGAAATTTGGATTAACCCCGCAGCAGTACGCTGCTCAAGTAGCAAAATTGGAGAACTGAAATGGCTGAAAATCGCAACCCCCGTGACAATGTTTCACGCGAAAAAACAACTCGATACGTCTACAAACCATCGAGTGCGCTGCCCGACCCAACACCTGAACCCGGATGGGATTTTCGCTGGATAGCGACCCACGTCTTGGGACAGGCGCTTCCTACAAACGTGTCCAGCAAGATGCGTGATGGCTGGGAGCCAGTGAAGGCAGTAGACCACCCGGAGCTTATGCTTCAAGGTAATGCGAATGGCAATGTGGAAATTGGTGGTTTGATGCTCTGCAAAATCCCATCCGAGAAACTCTTGGCCATGAAGGATTACTACGATGCGCAAGCGCAAGGTCAAATGGAGTCGGTGGATAACCACTTCATGAGAAACAATGACCCGCGTATGCCTCTGTTTGCTGACCGCAAGTCAACAACCAGTCGCGGAAGCGGATTTGGTACAGGTTCTAAATAAAGGAGTCTTTAATGGGCTATCCCACCATTGACAAGACGTACGGCTTCAAACCATTAAACCGTTTGGATGGTCTGCCTTACGCCGGAGCGATCCGTCAAATCCCCGTTGCGCCAGCTTACGCTACCGCAATTCTGAATGGTGACACTGTTCAAGTGGACACCAACGGCTACTTGGTTGCCAAGACCGCTACCAACACTGGCGACAGCGTTGGCGTGTTGGTCGGTTGCCAGTACGTGAACTCGGCAGGTCAAACTGTCCAAGGTCAGTACTACCCAGCCGCTACCTCGACTTCTACTGCAATGGCCTTTGGCTATGTCGTAGATGATCCCAATGCAATCTTCAAGGTTGTCGCCACTGTTGCTGGCTCCACCACTCCTACGGCTTATGCCCGTTCGATTGTTGGTTCTAACGTTGCATTGGTTGCAGGCGCTGGCTCCACTACCACTGGCGACTCTGCCTACGGTATTGACGGCTCTTCTGCCAATACAACCAACACGTTGCCAGTTCGCGTGATCGACGTTGTGCCTGATACTGCTACTGGCGTTGCTGGTAATAGTTCCACAACCTATTACGAGTTCTTGGTGAAGTTCAACTTGCACCAGTACACTGACACCACTGGCGTCTAATAAGGAGCACATAAATGGCTATTTCACGCGCACAACTACTTAAAGAGTTGCTCCCCGGCCTGAACGCTTTGTTCGGCATGGAATACGCACGCTACGGCGAAGAGCACAAAGAAATCTACGAAACTGAGCAATCAGAGCGTAGCTTCGAAGAAGAGACCAAGCTTGCTGGTTTCTCCGCTGCTCCTGTCAAGAACGAGGGCTCTGCCATCGCTTACGACAACGCACAAGAAGCGTTCACCGCACGCTACAACCACGAAACCATCGCTTTGGGTTTCTCGATTACCGAAGAGGCAATCGAAGACAACTTGTACGACAGCTTGTCTGCTCGTTACACCAAAGCTCTGGCTCGTGCAATGGCTTACACCAAGCAAGTCAAAGCAGCTTCTGTTTTGAACAACGGCTTCTCCTCAAGCTACCTCGGTGGCGACGGCGTGGCATTGTTCAGCACTGCTCACCCCTTGGTGTCTGGTGGCACAAACAGCAACCGTCCTTCTACCAACGCTGACTTGAACGAGACTTCTCTTGAGAACGCCGTCATTCAAATCGCTGCTTGGACAGACGAGCGCGGCCTGTTGATCGCTGCTAAACCACGTAAGTTGATCGTTCCTCCTGCACTGATGTTCGTGGCTACCCGCCTGTTGGAAACCAACCTCCGCGTTGGAACTACCGACAACGACATCAACGCATTGAAGAACAACGGCTCCATCCCTGAAGGCTATGCTGTCAACCACTTCTTGACAGACACCAACGCTTGGTTCTTGTGTACCGACGTGCCTAACGGTTTGAAGCACTTCGAGCGTATGCCTCTGGCCAACAGCATGGACGGTGACTTCGACACTGGCAACGTGCGTTACAAGGCTCGTGAGCGTTACAGCTTCGGCTGGTCTGATCCATTGGGAATGTTTGGTTCTCCCGGTTCGACCTGATAATTTGGTTTTACGTAACCAAATGGGGGCCCCC